CCGTTAACAAGTAATGAGTATTTCTACTGGTAGTTCTACGATGTAAGCAGTCTACACTTCTTAATAGATTAATGCCTGCAGGACTCTTACCTTCAGTTTCTAAATCAGCATAAATGCTATCTAAATCTTCGAAGTTATTAACAGTTACAATATATTCTTTTCTTTTAATGTAATCTGATATAGACATATTATGCCTCTAGTTGTACAACAACAAGTGTTACAGTAACATCTGTAGTACTACCTGACTTGTTAGTTACCCGAACAGGAATGTTAGTAGTTGGCAAACCTTCATTATTAAATCCAAATGCACCAGGACTGATTAGTATAGTACTTGCTCCTGTAGTAATAACTTCAGCAATAACTCCTGCACCTGGCAACAGATCTGTTCCTTCTAGTCTACTGTTGTCAGCTGTTCTGCTTGCAGAGTCAGTATATAATCTTACCCATGATGCAACACTAGTTTGAATTTTATAAAGAATGTATCCTTTAAATCCAGTAATGTCTATGTCGCCCGATGCACCGTTAGCCAAAGATGCTGACGTTCCAAAAACAGGTCCTCTACTACCTAGAGAAGTTCCGGCACCACCTGTAGCATCTGTGTCATTGACCCAATTAGCACCATTATACTTTAACACTTGACCATTAGTTGGTATGCCAGTAATGACAACATCACTTAGGTCGTTTAATGCTGCGGCACCACCACTAGCAGTAACCCATGATAACGTTCCGCTTCCGTCTGTTGATAGTACTGTTCCACTTGAGCCGTCTGTTGCAGGTAATGTCCACGTTACATTACTTGTTACAGTTGTTGGAGCCTGAAATGCAACATAGTTACTGCTGTCACTATCTGCAAATCTTAAATCGCCTTGAGCGTTGATTTGTACATCACCTATAATCTTAACATTAGTAGCTGTTAGTGTTAGATCATCACCGGATAAATTTTGTAGGTTATTAACTTTCCATACACCTGCGGATGACAATTCTGCACGTATAATTTGATTAACGCCGTTATTAGTGTAAAAACTAAGTTTAGTGGGAATCCTTCCAGTTAACGGGGATCCTTCAACGGTGGCACTAATAGTTGCACCACCCGCAGTGCCAGTGCCGTCATAACCAACAAATGTAATATCTCCGAGGTCGTCACCGTTTACTACTGCTGTTTGTGCAGTACCAGTGCCACGACTTCTATAAAACGCAAAATTAACAGCATCAGCAGTGTTGTGATGCTGTGCAAATGTAAAACCACTTCCTGCCGTTGAAGCATATGAATTTCTGGTAATGTAAATATTGCCGTCAATCAACGTGTCATTTCGACCAAATGTAGTTGATGTTGATGGACTGATGTTTAATTGTCCAGTTTTACTAAGGTTGCCAAGGTTATCAACAATTAAATTTCCATGGAGTATAACGTCTCCGCCAACACTCGGGTTGATATTAATATCAGCGCCACCAGTTGATATAATAGAATTTCCATTAACATCTAAATTTCCACCTAACTGTGGTGTTGTATCTTCAACAACGTTGGCTAAACCTCCGCCAGTGCCGCCTGAAATTTCTTGAGCTGTTCCGCCGTCACCAACGTATAATTTATTAGTGTCAGTGGCGTATAGTAATTCACCGTCTGCAGGACTTGCTGGTAAATCTGCTTGTAAGCCTCGTCTAATCTGTAATGCCATTGTATTCTCCTAAACCTTTAAAATGTTCCTAAATCTACTGATTCTTCCGCAGGTGATGCGAATGTTCCCATATCTATTCCTGTCTTATCTAACAGATAACTGATAGGGTCTGTAAATACTTTATTAAAACCGCCGAAATTAAAATTGTTATTTCCAGACTCGGCCGCCACTGAACCAGGAACCCAATTAGTTCCGTTCCATACTAATGCTTGACCTACAGTAGGAGTAGCAGTTACAGTATTAACATCGACTAGTGAATTAATACTTGATGTCGTGTAAACACCGTTAGTTACCGTACCAGCATTGCCACTGATATTACCACTTACTTTACTACCTGCAATTGAGGTAATCCATGTAGGGTCTGCGTAGCTTTCGTTTGTATATACTCCGTTAGTAACTGATCCAGCATTGCCACTGATATTACCACCGATTGTATTACTAAATGTCTTAGTACCACTAATAGTTTGATCACCTGTAGTATATACCCCATTAGTAACTGTATCTGCGTTACCAGTTAAATTACCAGTAACGTTGCCTGTGTAGCTTGTAGAACTTAATGTAATGGTATTAACATCAGTTCTTGTAACTGTAATGTTTGTACCAGATGCAATCTTTACATCGTCACTGTCATCATTAGATCCATTTAGATGAATGTTTGCCCCGCCAGTTGCGGCAGTTGCTGAAATATCATAAAATATCTGTGGCGGCACAGCAGTTGCTTCAATCCATGCAGTGCCATAGTAAATGTACAGGGTACCGTCTACAGTGCTCCACCATAGTTCTCCTTGTTCAACTCCGGATATAGGAGGAATTGCTCCTATGTTAGCACCGCCAGAAATGCTGTATAATTCTATAAAATTAGCCTTTACTTTTTCGAAAGCCGTGCGTAAATCGTCGCCAGTGCCGTCGTTTGAGTAAGTTCCTAGATTAATATTTTGTAGTGCCATAGTTCGCTCTCATATACTATATTTAGCTGGTTCTGACTTTTGCTAAACCTAGCCAACTTAAAGTGCGTATATAAAACCATCCTATGTCAAATTCCCATGGCTTACGACTAAATTTAGGACTTGCTGGATCTAAGTGGTGGTTATTGTGCAGCTCCTCACCACCTACTACAATACCAATAGGGCTAATATTACGACTGTAGTCTTTGGTTTCACCGTTGCGATATCCCCACCAATGGCCCATTCCATTGATCATGCCAGCTGCCCAAAATGGGATCCATATCATTTGTACACCCCACACTAAGAACCCCCATGGCCCAAATAATAACAAGTCTATGACTAACATTAAGAGAATGCCAAGGCGAGTATGTGGAGTGTATAGTTTACGTTCGATCCAGTCTTTAGGAGTACCTTTGCCATACTGCATGACAAAGTCAGCATCCTTACCAGCAGTATTGTATAGTAACCAACCTGTAGTCATAACAGTTTTGATACCAAATACATGCGGGCTATGTGGATCACCTTCCTTGTCTGTAGTCTGATGATGCTTGCGATGGATAGCAACCCACTGCTTGGTATTCATACCAGTAGTGAGCCACAACCAGAAACGCATCATGTGGGTGAGCACCGGATGGAACTCAACACCTCTATGACTTTGACAACGATGTAGGTACAGGGTAACTGACACTATTGTCAAATGCGTCATTAGTAGAGTTGCTAGAATAATTTCCATTATCAATCCCACGATCCGCCCATTGCTTGCCAAGCACCGTCTGTAAAGATCAACATGTTTATGTCTCCAGTAGTAAATGGATAGTGCTCAAGGGTTGTGTATTGGTCACCAGCAACACGGGCATTAGCAACAATCACTGTGGCATTGTTGGTACTAGTCTGTCTAACCAAGTGCATGACTTGTCCTTCTACACCGTCTGCCAGTGTATAGTAACCAGTAGTTAACTTATTAACAGACTTTGTTAGATCCAATGCTGTTGGAGTTGGTTGTTGTACACCTGTAACTGTGATGGTAATTGTAGTACCTGCTGTGCCGCCAACGTCTCCGCTGTCAATTGTGCCCAACACATCGTTAACTGTTGCTGTGCCGCTAACGTTGGTAAATCCGTTAATAACGCCACCAAATACCACAACGGATAATATTACTTCAGTTAGTGTAAATGGACCATATGTGCCGTCAGTTAGTCCGCCTAACACAGAATCGTGAGTTAACCCACTTACTGCACCAGTAGTTATTGGCAAGATTACTCCAGTCTTGGCCACTGTGCCGGCCACTACTCGTGTTATTGCTCCTGGCAATGTTGTTGAACCGTCGTTGTCAAATCTCCAAACGTTATTGGTTGTGTTAGGAGTGGTTATTTCAATACCGCCATCAGTTGTGGTGCGAACATTGTGATTGTCAGTGCCCAGGAAGATACTGGTCTCGGCCAAGTTGCCTGTGGTCAAGTGTAAGTGATGTTCATAATCAAAAGTAGGTGCGCCGCTGTTAATCAGTTGAGATTGAGCACCTACAACTCCTGGACCGTAGTTATGGTCTTCAGGTGATACACGCACTCTGAATTCATAGTCATCACTGTCTACGAGAATACTAAAGTTGCCGTTATTGTTCGTTAAAGTTACTGTGCCTGATTCTGTGTCGCCTATGCCAACACCTTCTGGATTAATCCACCAGTATAGCGTTTGATTGGCATAGGTGTCTGAATATACAGTCACTGTGAGGGTTTCGCCTACTGCTCGAGTGGTGTAATTGACACTAACCTCAATACCGTTTTCTGTATAATAAGGAATGCCGCCGCCCTTGATTACCAACTTCTGGCTGGCCACATCCGGCCTTGCTGGAGTAAGTTGGATTGTAGGATTGCTGGTAACGTATCCTTCTGATACAGTGCCACCTGCTGGCAATGTTAATGATCCATTGGCATTTAATGACGCAGTGTAGTTACCGTTGACTAGTTCATTACCCGCATTAATATTGCGGTATACTGTGCCCACTAGGTCGCTGGTAAGATCAAAGTCTGGCTCAAAATCGCCTGGGGTAAACTCACCTGCGTAACCTGCGTAGTCACTGGATAATTTGCCAGCATCTGTTACTGTGATGTTGCTGGCTGTTGAGTTGAGTAAGCCGCTAAATGTGGCCGCCTTAAAGTCATAGTCGCCTCTCGTAAATATCTTTCCATCAGTGCCAAACTGTGCTATAATAGCCTGTGGGGCTGTATATACATTAAAGTTAGCAAAGCCACCAACAACAGCCACATAGCCGTCTCGGACAGCAATAGTACTGCCGCCGCCGCCGCCTGGGCCAAAGAAAAACTGTCCGGCAAATGTCCAACCAGTAAGACTGTCCAGCAAACGTTGCCATGCCACAATACCGTCTAGATTATACTTGGCAATGACCATGCTGTAGTCACTATTGGCAGCAGAGGCAGTGTATGCTGATAGATATAAACAGTTGTCAGGACCAACTACCACACTGCTGGCATAATCTTCACAAGGGCCTTGTACCTTACGTGTCCACTTCTTAGTACCTGAACGGTTGAACTTGATCAGTATCATGGCTTGATAAGTTCCATCATCACCATCATCATATTCAAAATTTCCACAAACATAGATGTTGCCATCAATGTCTATGGCGGCGTCTGCTCCTATACAGTTATAGCCTGCTTCAACTTGTACTGCTCGTTGCCACTGTATTGCGCCATTGCCGTCATACTTGACCACTACCATACGATCGTCTGTGTCATTAGCGGCCACGGTGGCAACTTTGATAGTCATATCATCAGCGCCGCTGCCACCTAAACTACCACCTCCAACAACTCCCAGCACATCATCAACGGCGCGATCGCCTAGAGTGTCACTAACATTGGTAAATGTAGGAACTCCGTCTGTGAATGTAACTGTAAAGTTCACACCGCTTGCATAGCCACCGAGTGGAGAAGTCCAGTTAGGATTACTCGCAGGCACAGTGTATAATGTCGCAGCCGCATTCTGTACTCCAAATGTATCTATATAACCCACAGTGACTATGTCGCCACCGTTGATATTATCCACAGCCATACCATAGGCTTGATCATTGCCTTGGCCGTCAAGGGCCTTGGACCAAATAACTGCCCCAGTGCCGCCGTGAATTTTAGTAGTGACTATTCGATTGTCAGTGCCATTGCTGGCATAACCCACTACTATAGGATCGTTACCTGCCATATCAACTACTACGTTGGCGTTAGTGTAGCCAACATCATAGGTTTTGCTCCATACTATTGCGCCATCGATTTGAGAAAGTTTGGTTAAAACAGCACTGTTATATCCAGAATTACCACCTTTTTGACCAGCAAGGAATATATAGCCACCATCATTGTTTACTGCCAAGCCCCAGCCGTCTGTGTATACATCACCTTGAAATTTCATGCTCCATACTTTTTCACCAGTAGGAGTAAATCTACCTATAGTGTTATATGAACCATTGACACCGTCTTCGTAGAAGTGCTGGAACACAGCCACAATATCGCCGTTGCCTAGGTATTCAACTGAGTTGGCTGATGCCACGATATCAGTCGGGTCCCCAATTGCTGTTGGTTCAAAATCTTGTACCCACACGTTAGGATCACCTTCAGCGTAGGCTGTGGTTTGTATAGTACCATCTGGGAACTTTACTGATCCGTCAGCATTTAGTACAAATGTGTGATTGCCGTTGGTCAATCCATCTGTGTCCACCAGTTGAAGTGAACCAGTGTCCGCAATGCCGTCACCGTCAAATCCACTGTTACCGTTGGTGGCAATCCAGTTGATATTAGCACCAGTGACAAACAGACCAAAAATACTGTCGTTGTAGGTGGTAACATATTCACTACCTGCCCCAAACCATGCGGCGCCTGATTCATTGACGTTTCCACCGTTGTAATTAACTGCCCATACTCCTTCACTCGCAACCGTTTCATCGTCATTGTAAGCAATATAACTGTCGCCTTGAATGTTAGTAAAGATATAGTTGGCGCCATCGTATTGATCGTCACCGCCATCATCAATGTTGTCTAACGGCCATGTGTTGGCAGGTAAAATTCCAGTATAGGTATACTGGTTTCCAATTCCTCCTCCAATTTCTCCTCCAACTCCAACTTCTGTTACAGTGATCACTATGTTGTTTTCTGGTGTCGTTCCGCCAAGACTTGCGCCAGGTATGGTGATAATGTCTCCCGCTTGATAGTTGATACCACCTTGGTTAGTGTCAATAAAATCAATTAAATCGCTATTGGGGTCTCGGAATAGATTAAATGTAGCGCCAGTACCCGAGCCTCCAGTGCCAGAAATGTTGAACCACTCTTCTCTCAAGAACTCAAAATTCTTATATCTTTTGCCTGCTCGGCTGGCAAAGGTATCGAAGTTGCTGTAAAATCTGCTTCTCATATCATAGACGTCGATGTTAGTGTCCGCATTGCCGTTGTTTAAAATAACATTGTCAATGATTGATTTAGCAAAGTGTTCTAGAGTTGATAGTGCTGTTGGGTAAGTATCGTCAGAACCGTAGATGTTGACTAGTGCAATAACACTGCCGCCGGCCAATCCCGATACTTTGAATAAGTCTCTGCTTGTATCAGTATCAACTTCTAAGGTCGGTGTTGTGGTAACAGTGTCTTGATAGATTAATACTTTGCTGATGGTTGGTTCACTATCATACATTCTTGCGTAGACTGCTTTGAATCCTTTGTATGATACTGTTAGACCAGAGGCTCCACCGCCACCCACTGAGCTAATGACGCCATCAGTAATTGTAACAGTTGTACCGTCAACTTTAACACCACCTAATACACTTGTTGTTGCTGTGGGCAATGTATATGCAGCTGGAATAGTTGGCTTGTTACTTAGGTCATCATAATCACCGCTGAAACTAGTAAACGGATCACCGTCTAGTGTAACTGTGCCATTACTTTCTAATGTAAGTTCGTGTACACCGTTAACTAATGCGGTAACAGCCGCTGACATTACGTTTGTAGCTGCATTGTAGCTAAAGGTAATACCGTCGTGTGTTCCATCAACAAACATAGGAGCAACCCTATCTTGTGTCGAATTTGTCACTGCTGCTGACGATGAGCTAGTTGTTTCAACTACCCATTTTACACCGTCGAACACATATTGAATCCCATTAGGTGCTGCATATTGTTGCCCTAGTGTTGGATTTGTTGGGAATGTTAGTACTGTCATTTATTCTGCTCCGTATTTTATATTTAACTGTTTACCAAGGTGTAGCATCAAGTGCAACACGCTTCCATATGTTTGTACTAGTGTTAACGTAGTTGCTAGTGCAGTAATAAATGTAAAAATCATCAAATGCAACCATTCCTTCTACATTGCCAGGCACTCCGTAACTGTGTTCAGGAACAGTAGAAGTAGGAATACCTACACCATCTACCGGGCTAGCATCGACCCAACTTGTTCCATAGTATACATACATTCTACCACTTTCAGTATCCCACCATAGGTCGCCTACTCCTGGTGATGTTGGTGCAGTAGCACCTGTCACTACTACTGCTGATACAGAATTATATAGTTCAGCAAAGTTAGCATTTACTTTTGTAAAGGCTGTGCGAATTGGATCGCCGTTACCTTTGTCGGCAGTGCCGGTATTAATTATTTGTTGTGACATTCACTCGCTCCGATTATATTTAAACTCTGCCTACGGCAACTTCGATTACACCTGCTTCGGAATAGTCTTTATCTTCTAAAGCCTTACCAATGATAGTACCTACCTTTGGATCAACAGCCTTGGCAGCATATCCAACAATGCCCGCAGTAGTCAGCATGTCACCTTTCTTAACCTTGCCTACTACCTTACATGGTACACGACCTTGTAGAGCTAGACAAACTCTAGTGCCTTGTAGTTCACCATTCATCTTAAATCCTGGATCAGTTGATACTACACCTGCCAGTCTAGTGTCACCAAAGACAGTTGTTGTAGTAGTTTCTGCATCTCCGCCAAATACCAACACAGTACCTGGTTCATATTCTTTATCTGAACTATAGTATTCTGCCAAGTCAGCAAATGTTGCTTGTAGTGTACTGCTAGTACCTAATGTAAACTGACCTGTTAGCACAACTGGAGTAGAACCAGCTGCACTACCTGTTGCACTGATAACATTAATACCACCAGGTGTTGTTAGTCTAATAGTAGTGCTACTTAAAGTTAAAGCATCACTGCCATTTAGTTGCAGTCCTTTAACATTGATAGTACCAGTTCCGCTTGTTTTTACTAAAGCATCATTGCCGCCGGCAGTGGTAATTCCTACTATTGCAAATGTTTCTGCACCAGTTCTTGTCAATGCACCGTTGCTAGTAAACACTGAATCTAGTAGTTTAGGTATAGCAGTACTAGCTGCGGTTGCTGTTGGGCTAGCAGATGCTCCTGACACGTTGACTAATATAGTACTGTTAGCAATGCTAGCAATTTCATCTAGTGCAACACCACCTGCTTTAATTCCAACCCATCCGTTAGTTATTTCAAAATTAGCACTGTCAAAACTAGCTAGTCCTCGATCAGCTTGCGTAATACCTGTGGCATTAGCTCTTGTAGTTGCCGCAGTCATAGACAATTTACTTTGTGCTATAGCAGCTGATTCGCTAACATCAGCGTTAACTATGCTCAATGGAGCATACTGTAAATCTAATCTAGCATTGTTTACACTCTTAACAACAGAGCTGGCTGCATGTACAGCAGCAGTAGTTGTGTACAATCCTCTTGTAATACCGTCAAATCTATTAGACGGTGCTGTAATTCCAGTATAGGCAAATATTTCACCGTTAATTGAAATATGGCCGCTTGCCGGGAATCCTGTAATATCATCAACAACTATACCGTTGCTAACAAATAACAACCCTGTTCCAGCAATACCGTCATCAATTGTTGGCGGACTAGTTATACCACCAACGAGTAAGGCAGTATTAGCACTGGTATATGAAGCTACAATGTCACCGCTAATTGTTGCACTGATAGCACTCTTATTGCCGCCCGTGAACAATAGTACATCTGCTGCTGATGCATTTGGAATTAACACATCGCCTTGTTCAGCAAGTTCGTTATACAGACCAACTTGGTTATCAACATACAATTTAGTAGCAGCATCGTCGTCAACAGCAGGAGCTCCTATGTTTTGTATCTTGTAACCTCCCATATTCATATTGGCTTTCATTGCCAATGCGCCATTTAATGGTAAGTATCCTGAACCAATTAAGTTAGGAACAGGGACGTTATTGCCGCTGTGGTCAAGACCAAGACGTTTGTCAATATATCCACGGATAGCTGACTGCACTGGCACAGTGTCAGCAGCATTGTTAGTCATAGTTGCATCTGTTGAGAATTCAGCAACAGTAACACCACGCTTAAATCCAATACCGTCTAAGTTACTTAGAGCAATACTTGCAGAGAATGTAACAGTACCAGTACCTTGGTCAACTGTAAAGTAACGTCCTACACGGAAGATACCGTCTTGGTCAGTACTTACATAGAATACACGACCTTTAAGTTCTTCAATAACTTCGTTTTCTTGAGTTGGCCCCTGACTTGGATTACCAAAAATTGCACTAGGATAGTTACTAGTGTTATAACCGCCAGTACCAATGTCTAAGAAGTCGTGTCCAGTTGCTCGACAAGTACTAATCTTAACTGTAATCTGCGCTGACGAACCTTCAGGTAAGCCTGATCTTAATGTAGTAGCACTGGCTGTAGTAAAGGCTTTGTTAATACCTGTAGCCGCACCGTAGTTATTATTATCGCTATAGTCAGCAATGGTAATGTAAGCTGGCACTGCACCTGCACCCGGAGTATACCCAGTAATTCTATGTACCTTACCATTCCACGCAAATAATAAAGTACCAGTGTTTAATAAATCTCGATTAGACGAATTAGACTCGCCTGTAAATTCAAAGATAGCAATATTAGTATCACCTATCTGTGACCCCATCTTTTTAGCACCGTTAGTTGGATCAGTTGTTCCTATTAGTGTAGGCTCAACAGTGGGCTTAACATATACAAAGCTAGTATCACTACTTAATACGGCATTATTTACAGGTAGTGCAGAACCATCTGCTAAACTTATACCATAAGAAATAATTCTATAAACAGTCGGTAGTGTTGCATCAAACTCTAGCGCAGTACTTGGTCTAGTTGGGTTAACGTTGTCAACACCATTAAATCTAAACAATTGAAGTTCTCGCAAAGAGATATTCATATGATCACTTAGCTGCGTAATTAAACCATTTGCTTCTCTATTATCGTTTGCGCTCGTACTGATGCTTAGTAATAAGATTTCTTTACCGCCGAACACTGAACCACCACTAGTATATGTTGCGTAGGTTGTGCTATTAACTGGAGTAGCCAATGTTGGATCTTGGTACAATTGAATTGTATTTGTTCCGTTGCGCTTTGCATAATATAGGCCAACAATCTGCGTCATACCGGCAACACTTTCAATTTTAATTAAATCGCCATCTGTATAATGATGACCAGTTGTAAATGTTACCTGTGCTGGATTTGCCTTAGTGATAGCATTAATTGAATATGTAATTCTTTCGTCAACAACACCTCCCGATACATATGCGCCAAATGCTGAGGAGTTAATTGGACTACTCAGTGTATCTGTTGCCGGATCGTAATTGTTATAAAGTTCAAATGTTTTATATGTTAACGGGTTAGCATAGTAGTTATTGCCGTTAAGAGCAGTCATACCCACTACACCACTAATTTTAATCCTATCACCTTTGTAGAATTTAATAGGGCTTTCGACCGTACCACCACTTGACCAAGTTGTCCATGTTACGCTATCCACTTCTGGAATAAGTGTATCGTCAGTATACAACGTAAATTTATTTGAAGCAGTTGACTTAATATAATAACTACCGTTATTAACCTGTGTCATACCTACAACACCTGTAATAGTTACAAAGTCCCCGTTACTTAAACCGTGGCTCCCGCTTACAGTAACCTCTGCAGGACTTGCACGACTAATACCAGTAATAGTTAACGGTAGTGTTCCCATCACAGTTACTACCGCAGTAGTAGCTTGAGTTACTCCTGTAATTCTATAAGTGTATTGACTTTCATTGAGTCCTGTTCTAGTTACAGTTCTTAGCTCGTAACGACTAATGCTTCCATTTAGGTGATCAATCTCAATTTCACTAATTGAACTAGGAATGTAAGAATATCGTTTAATATATAATTCGATATCGTTCTTCTGACTGTCGGCACTAAAATCGTCATATCGATAGATCTTAGCTACCTGTGTCATATTCTCTGCAAGAGCCACTTGGTCAGGAATTTCTGTAGGGTCAGCTCCAATAGCACGTAGACCATATTGTCCTTGTGCATTAGAACCTGCAACAGAACGAATCTGTCCACCGTAGCTGGCAAAATATGCTGTCCAG